AGATGCTACATGATCTGGCGCGCAAGGTGGGGGTCAAATGCCACTTCCTGCACGTCGAACTGTGCGCACAGTTCGCGTATGTGGTTTTCTACAACGTCCGGGTCAATGATCGGGCCGGGTGTGGCTGTGATCAGCCCTTCGTCGCGCCACTGTTCGTAAGGAACACCATCCTGTTCGGCACGCTGTTTAAGATCGTCACCGGGCACAAAGAACCACGGCTTGATTGTGATCTGGTCATCATCATGCCGCCACGCGGCCACCACAGCAGCCGTGTCACCGTTCCGGGCCATATCGACGCCAATCCAGCACGGCAGCGCCTCAAGGTCGGTTACATCGTCGTCGAAACGCCGGGTGTCATAGGTGGTCATGCTGAACAACGGGTCGCGGCTATTCGCCTGCCAGCGGTTCAAGTTGAACTGTTCAAATGCGCCACGATCTGCAGGCCGATACTCAGCTTCTGTTGCCAGCGCGCGCAATCCCTTCACAGACGGAAAACCATGTTTCAGGCCGGGGTTGGCCCGGTGCCAGGTATCTATGTTCTGCCAGTCGTCATCCGGTTCGGCCTGAAACAAGATCGGCAGAAATTCCGGGTTGTCGATCTCACCTGACGCCACCTGAACCGCATAGTTATACATGTCGGCTGCAAGGTTCTCAGAACCACGTCCGGCGGTTGTGGCAATGATCATCAATGTGTCGTCAACCTTGGCCATGCCGCTCTTGAGCGCTTCCCACAGGTCGCGCCCCTTCCAAGCGTGGATTTCATCAACCAGCGTGAAAGAAGGTGTCAGGCCGTGCGCTGCCCCACCATCGGCAGACAGTGCGGTCAGGGTCGATGCAGCCTTTTTGAAGGTGATCTGTTTCTTGCTGTTGAAGGCATCCCGGATGGTATTTGCAGCCACAAGCCGCTTGTCTTCGCGGATAATCCCAACGGCCTCCTTGAAGCCGATACCAGCCTGTTCACGATCACAGGCGGTAAAAAGGCACTGACCGGCAGGCCGATGCTCAGGGCCGAACAGGTGCAGCAGCGACAGGGCTGCCGACAGCGATGTTTTGCGATTGCCACGGGGCAACAACATGAACACGGTTTTGACGATCCGGCTGCCGTCTTGGTGGCGCGGCCCATAGATGCGCCTGACAATGCGTTCCTGAAACGGGTAAAGCTGAAAGCCGTGCTTTGGGGCATTGCTTGCCGGGTGGCGCAGCTTGGTCAGAAATTCGACAGCCCGTTCACCGTGGCCCAGCGGGTCCGGGATCTCGCTGCCATCATAAATCCAGTTTGGGTATGTGCTTGTGGTGGTCACGGTTACACCGCCAACGGGTTGTCATCATCGTCATCATTCGATGTGCCGGCACCTATCCGGGCGCGGCTTGTCGGGGTCAGGCCGTATTCGGCGGCAAGCTGGCGCGCGGTCTGCATATAGCGGATTTGCAAACCGCCAAGTTTCAGATCGGGCAAGGCACCGGCAGTCATGGTGTCTGCGATCTGACGCACTGCACCCACAGCCGAACAATAGGCTTCCACTCCAGCCAGATCGGCCTTGGTGATTATCCTGCGCCCGATAAGCTGCGGCATGACCCTGCGCCATTCCGTCTTAGCGTGTGGTGCCAGATACTTCGGCACCGGCGGCGCTTTGGCCAGCGCCTCACTGTCAGCAGAAATGGGCGGTTTCACACCGCGTGAATGCACGGTCATTTCACCACCGTGCGCAGCTCAAGTGCGCGCTTGCGGCCCAGCTCTGTGATCTCGTCAATGTCATAGGTGGTGCCGTCACAGGTCACGCGATCTGCGGTTGTGATCCCTGCCAGATAGCGGATGCGGAACACGGCACTGCCGGTCTCAGCCTCACCAAACCCGGCAAGGTATTCGTCTGCGCCACGCTGCACCAGCTCCGCCCGGGCGGTCGCCACAAGCGTCCACGCCTTCGACACAGCACCACTTGCGGCCACGGTTTCTGTCTGGCGTTCAATGACGATCTGGCGATCAAGTTTACCGGCTCTGATCATGGTCAAACCCGCCACCTGATCACGCCTTCGACAGTGCCGACGCCGTGGCAGTAGGCCCTTTCCGGGTCAGGGTCGCGCGTGAATGCAAAACTAGGGCGGGTATATTCGTCGATCCCGACTTCACTTGTCTGCGGTGCATCCCACAAGGATACAGCAACCGCGCCGCCGATCTGCCGGGTCATGTCTGCGCCGTCTTCCAGTGCCCAGATATGAACGTCCAGAAAGACGCGCGTCAGATATGCGCCACCAGCCGTGCGGCCAAGGTGGATCGTCTGGGGGTTTGCTAGAATGATGCAGGGCAGCTTGTCCGGGCGCGTCGATCCGGCCCGGATGCTATCGACAGGCACAAGGACGGTCACAGTGGGGTCAGTGATCAGTGCAGCGCGAATTGCAGTCTGGAATTCAATGTCAGGTGTGATCATTTGTGACCCTCTGCGGCTTTTCTGATTGACTGGCCAATAGCGCGTGCGATGCGGCGCTGTGCTTTGGGCTTGGCGATACGGGCAGCCGGTCGCATGAACGGCTGTGCCTCCTGTGCAACCGTGCCGAATTCCTGCAAATGGCCGTGGCGCACGTCTTTATTCCCGGCAGTCACCAGTGCCTGATTGCTGCCAGCCGTGCGCTTACCGCCACCCTCTGCGTATGCCGGGGTTGTCTGGCCCGGTGCAGTTACGGTGATCGACGCTTTCAGGTCGCCATCGTCCACAGGCACCAATGCGCGCATAATCGCGGCGGTTTCCTCTGCGCCTTTGATCAGCGCCGGGACAACACCTTCGACAATGGCTTTAGGAATGGCCTTCAGGCGCGCTTCAAGCGCTTTGCTCTGCTTACTCAGCGACATGGCCAGTCACCTGTTCCCGGTAGGAATCCAGCAGATCACGCACGCCGAACGGCACGGGTTTGGTTGATACGTCGAAGGAAGCGGCCTCGCGCTGTTCATACCAATATGCGGCAAGCTGCAATGCGGCTTCGGTCAGGGCTGCATCACCGGCAGCAAAGGGCACGCCGGTATAGTGGCCAATCCAGATTTCGGCAGCATCCAGCTTGTGTGCAAGCAAGGCGTCGTCAAGATCGCGGTCAAGATTGAGCTGCGATTTCAACAAGATCACGGGTGTCAGTGCAGTCATATTTTTGCCTCATAATGAGTGGAAAAAGGGGCAACACATTTCAAAAAAGGAATTTCAAAATGGGTGAATGGTCGGACGCAATGGCAGACGGGGTGATTTGTGAAGGCTGTGCATGTCCGGGAGACACAGAGACGTGTGGTTGCCCGGAATCTCGTGAGATTTTGCGGAAACGCGGTGTTGGGGGTGATGTCCCAGCACATGAAGCAGAAATGGACGCGATGAAGAAACGATACCGTGAGTGGACTAAAGACAAGTGAACTCATCAGAGCGCCTCTCTTTCTGAAAAAGTTATATTCGGGCTGTCTTGTGCGGACCTCCCCCCGCCGGTCCCCTGAGAGGCCCCAGAGTTCGAGACCACCCCCGGTTTCGTGAATGAACAGAAAAATTTCTGGCCAGAATAACTTGCACTCTTTGTATCCACCGCTCTACCAATGCGAGAGAAGAAAAAAAACTCACCACCCAAGAGAGAAACCGATTTGAAAACCTTACTTTCTTCGACGCTTGCCGTTCTTTGCCTTCTTCCAGCTACTACTAATGCCAGTGGAGCTGACAGATTGTATGAACTCTGCCTGACAGAACAATTTGTTGAAGCTGTAACTAGCGGCAAAGAAGACATACATACTGCTACAGGCTTTATCAGCATCGCGCTGATTGAAGCGGCGCTTTGGCGCGCTACACCTGAATGCCTCAAAGAAAAAAATGAGGCCGTAGAAGAACTCCTGCTCATCATGAAAGACTCTGACGCAATGACGCCAGTTGAAGCGGAGAAGGAGATTATTAAGGGCACGATCATTGACTTGACCGCAGAGCTGCACATCGCTGCCACAAGTGGCTGACGCTCCAACCGTTGCTTGTGGCGGTTGTGACAACGGGTGCAGAGCGGTTGCCAGTTGCTGCGATCCCAGAACAGCTTCATATCGCCACGGTGCGCGATAATGTGATCAACGGTGGTGGCAGGTGCGCCGCAACGGGGCCATGCACAGCGGTCATTGATCTTAAGGAACAGGTCACGGGCCTTGCGCCATTTGCTGCCATAGCCACGCTGTGATGAAGAGGGGCGGCGTCTGTCATGGCGGCGGTTGCGTTCACGGGTGCGCTTGACCTGACAGGCGCAGCGCTCACCGTGCGGCACGATCTGACCACAGGTGCAGATATGGGGTGGTTTGGGCATTAGGCGGCCATCCCTTCACGCATGGTGGACAGCTCTTTCAGGGCAGCCAACCCGGCGCGGTCAAATTCAGGATCAAGGCCCAGCTCTGCGTTCTCTTTGCGCTGTGCCGGTGTGGGGCCGTTGTCGGCCTGTTCATCGTCAGCACTACCGTGAATGGCCTTGAGCATGGCCATGTGGCCTTCAAAGGCATCTGTGATTTCCTGCGGTGTGGCGTTCCAAGCGGTTTCTGGCGTCCAGCCCAGCCAGCCGGTAGCGATCTTGTAAAGCTCGTGGAATACCTCTGACCACGGCATCGGGTCTGCGTTCCTGGGGGATGCGGTTTCGGTCTCTGGGGCTTTTGGGAACAGTGCGGCCACCAACTCGAAACAAGGTGTCTGTGCGGCCTCTGCGAAGCCTGACACGGGCTGTGTCGCGGCATAGCCAAACAAGCCATCTGTGGCCGTCCTGCCAGCGCTGGCGGTGATGACATGCCAGATTGTCAGGGTGTCGAATTCTTCGATCTTGCGCAGCAGCTCAGGGAAACCCCCATGCAGCCGCTCAAGGTGGATTGCAGCCCGTAAAGACGGGCGCAGAAACACGGCGTTGCCGCCGTATTCCAGTGCGATTGCATCATATGCAGGCTGCGGTTTCATGGTGGTTTACGCGGCCACTTTGAGCTTAATGAAACGATCAGGATGCGTCAGGTCAGCACCAACGCGTTTCCGGGCATGGAAACGCACCTGACCGTTTGCGGCCAAGCTGTAGGGGTCGCGCAACGTGTTCAGGCCGATACGGTCAACAATGCGATAGCCGGACATGTCACCAAACAGGATCGGGAACTTGTCAGCGCCGATGTCGTCCATATCGGGCATTTCAACCACCGGACGGCCCAACAGCGTAGACGGCGCGCCTTCGCTGATCGGATCAAGCACCAGATAGCGCCCGTTGCCGTCTTTCCACTGGCGCATGACCGACAGCGTGTTGCGGTTCATCATCCAGACGCCAGACTGTGCGTAGGTGGTGGCGATCTTGTGATACATGGCGATGATCACGTCAGCCGGGTTCGAGGCCGGGAAGTTGGCAGCAACGCCGGTGTTGATCTCGGCAATGTCAGCAGCGGTCATGATTCCCATAGGCTGGCCAGTGCCGGTGCCTTTCACGAATGCCAGACCTTCGGTCTTGCTGAACGATTCAGCGAAGTCAGACAACAGCTCGCCTTCAAGGCCGTATGCGTTGTCTTCCAAGAGCTGATTTGACACATCGGTGAAAGTCGCCAGCTCGTGCGGGGTCATTTTGACCTGTTCAAAGGTCATGCCCGACGCAGTGCGGTTGCCGGTCTCAGTC